TCTTTCACGATGGATGGGCTGTGGTTGATTTTTTTTTGCAGACTCTCCATGTAATCTAGTGCGTGGTGCATTAGATCCTCTGGTGTTGCTTTCATTGCTTCTTGGAACTTAGTGACTCTGAATAGTGATTTACCGTAAACGGACTTTGCTAGTGCATCAATAAGAAGGTTTGTTGTGATGTTGCTTCTGTCTTCGCTGATAGCTGGTAATTTCTTGCTGTATCTTTTGATAAGACACCTGGTTGTTTCCTTTGTGTCATTTGACACTTGATTTTTAACCAGAGCGACGTTGGGCACTAGTTTAGATCCTTTAAACGATCTGTGTGGGTGTGATATTGAGTCTAAGTTTACTTTGAGCCTGCCTGATTCAACGGCTGGGAGTTCAACTGGTTGTAAAAACGCGTGTGATGTGGTTGCTTCATTTATCGGTTTGATAGTCTTTATACATATCTCCACTGCTGCATCAACACTGACCGGTGTGCTTTTAGCGACTTGATCTGCATGCTGGATAACTTCTATTTTAGCTTTGCCGTTTTCGATGAGTCGCATCTTTTTGTCGTGGTGGAAATGTATTTGATTGTATTCTGTGTAGATTGGTATTTTGGTGTGATCGAGAGTTAAATATTTGGATAAATAATCAGTGTCGCCAGCTATTATTAATTTATCGGTGGCTCTTGTCATAGCTGTGTATATCCACTCTCCTTTATTGTTTAGTTGTGATAGAACACTTTTACCGTCTATGAAGAACACAACTATGTCAGTACGGCTGCCTGCATACGTTGTTATGGTGCTCGCATTGAAGCCTTTGTCAGACAAATCTCTAACAGTTGTGTCGTTGAACGCTATTATTTTATGTTGTTTAAGTTTCTCAATAGGTCCTTTAAAGATGCACAGCCCGTTTTGAACAGGTGATTGACTGAGCATATTGTACTTGAAGCGTTTGTTTATTATACTGCATATGTCCTGCGGTATTTTGAACACGGTGTATAAATTATTGGTGAAACCGTAATTCTTGATTGTTTTATACCTTTTGGTGTCAATGTAATTAACACATGGTATCTGATAAACGTCTCCTAATACAATAATTTCCGCTGTCGGGTGTACGGCGTGCAACATCATAAGATATTCCACGGGAAATTGGGATATTTCATCAACGACTATCTGCTGATATTTGTCCTTGTTAACTGCTAACTCGGAGAAGATTGTGTGTGGGGTGAATGATGCTACTCCTGCGTTGTTGTGTTTTAAAGCCAATATTTTTGTTGGAGCTATATACACGGCTTGTTGGTATTTTTGCACGCATGTTGTTGTTTTGCTAGCGCTCGGATAACCTGTGATGGCTTTAACGGTGAATGAACTGTTTGCTCCA